GGTAAGAAATTTATATATGGCTTTAGACAGGGAATATTAGGAACAAAATATGCTGACAGAAAGGCAAGAGAAAATGCTGTTGGCGAAAAAAGGGAAGAAGCTGCTAGATTATTAAATCCTAGTGCATTTCAACCTGCGCAATCTACACAACCAACTTCGCAAACTCAAGTTGGTCAAATGCAGCAGGCATTACCCACACCACAAGCAACAAATTCTCAAGTAGTGAACAATAACACTACTGAAAATAAAATTGATACAATTATACAAGCAACAAAAGATATTCCAACAGTAAAAGACAGCGTAGAAAGAATTGAAAAGAGAGTTTCGCCCAGAGATGTTACAGTAGGTAAGGGTGATGACGCTCAAACATTTAGATTTGACCCATTGGCTCCAGAAGGTAAACAAGTTGCTGAGGTTAAGGAATCTGGACTTGCTGGCAGTATAGCATCTAAGGAAGGTGGCGGTAGAAGCGATTATGAAAAAGTTCTTTCCAAAGCAGCATACTTGGGCAATCAAGATTTGGTTGATAGAAAAGAACAACAAGTATCTGAAACTCCAATAGCAACTGCTACCGTAGAGCCAACACCAACCCAAGTTACTCCAGCGTTAACGACGCAGCCTGTTTTACCGCCACCTTTACCAATTCAACCAACAAATGATATCCAGGTTCCTGCGCAAATTGAACCACAACTAATCGCGGGGGAAACTACTCCCGAGATTAAACCAACTGCGCAAATTGAAATTCCAAATATCGAATCTGTAGTATCAGAAAAAACAAGTTCTCAAATTAAAAACCCAGAAATTGAAACTAAATTAAATCAAGTTATTGATTCTACTAAACAAATACCTGAAATTAGTGATGCTGTAGGGAGAGTAGAAAAACGAGTTTCTCCTCGTGATATTGCAGTAGGTAAGGGTCAAGAGGCACAAACCTATAGATTTGACCCATTGGCTCCAGAAGGTAAGCAAGTTACTGAAGTTAAGGAATCTGGATTAGCTGGAAGTTTCGCTGGACAAAAAGAAGAAGCATCTGTTCTCTCAAAGGCAGCATATCTCGGCAATCAAGATATGGTCTCCAAAAAAGAACAACAAAATTTAAAAAAACAAGAACAGAGTATCAGTGAAGTTTCTGAACCACAAGTTCAAGCTGCCCCTCAAACTATAGTTCCTAGTGTTGAATCTGCCGCAACTGCGCCGCAAGTTCAATCTTCGCAGCAAATTCTTTCTAAAGAAACTGATGAACAATTAGAACAAAAACAAAAAGAAAATAAAGAAAAAACTGATAAATTGTTTGATGAAATTAAACAACAATTAATAGAAACTAGAAAATTAGTTATTTCTACAAAAACTGTAACCAAACAATCTAGAACAAATTTACAAGATAAACCTAAGTTTGCTTCTGTTGAAGAAAAAGACAAATATGATGAAGAAGTCCAAAATGCTAAAGATGTTATGCAATATGGTGGAACCAGCTTCACCAAAAAATTTGCTTATGGATTTAAGGCTGGAATACTTGGCGAAAAGTTTGCAAAAAAATCAGCAATCAAAAATGCAAATAAAGACGAAAGAGAAAAGGCGTTTAGATTATTAAATCCAGATAAAGTTAAGCCAGCGGGGGAAACAACCCCCCCACCATTACCAAATGCTGGGGAAAATCAAACACCTCAAACAGCTCCTGACGTAAAACCTACCGATGCTACTACTGTTCCAAATATGGAAACTGCTCAGTCTGCTCAACAAACATCTTCTCCAGAACTTGAAAAGAAAGTTGATCAAGTAATACAGTCTACGAAAGATATTCCAACAGTTAAAGATGGTGTTGAACGAATTGAAAAGCGAGTTTCACCCAGAGACGTTACCGTAGGAACTGGTGACCAAGCGCAAACATACAAATTCGATCCGCTTGCGCCACAGGGTAAACAAGTTACAGAAGCAACCGAGGCTGGACTAGCGGGTAAATTTGCTGGTAAGAAGGAGGAAGCATCAGTTCTTTCTAAAGCCGCATATTTGGGTAATCAAGATTTAGTGGCTAAAAAAGAACAAGAAGATGCAAGGAAATCACAAGAAGTTTCTGAAACTCCACAAACAAGTTCAAATACAGTTCAACCAACTGATTTATCTGTACCTTCTTCGAGTTTAATTTCAGCTTCTACAACAACTATACCGCCCATAGAAAATACAGAATCAAATACTGAAGGCGCTCAAGCTGCAAATATTGTGGCGGTTCAAAAAGAAAAAGCCGAATCAGAAAAAGAAGACAGAGAACAAGTTATAGGAAAACTTGATGAGATAGAAAAGAAAATAGATAAACTTCTTTCTAAAGAAGACGAAGATGATGGTGGTGGGCTTAGTTTTGGTAAAAGAGGTTTGGGGAGAGCTGCTCGCGCACTTGGAAGAGCTGGTAGTGCTGTAGGTAGAGGAGCAGCATCAGTTGGGAGAGGAGCTATATCTGCTGCAAGAGCTGCAGGTCCAGCTTTGGGTAGAATTGCAACCACTGCTGCGAGATTTGCTGGTCCTGCCGCTGCTGTGGCTGGTGCAGGATATACAGGATACAAGGTTGGGCAAGCAATAGATTCTGGTGTTGAAAAATTGACAGGCAAATCATTGAGCGATAGAACCGCTTCTGGTATTGGTGCGATAACAGGGCAAAATTCTGAAGCTGATGCGGCAGTGCGTGCTGGAGAATCAACCTTCGCTGAAACTAAGAAAAAGAAAAATGAGCAACTAAAGGGAACTGGTTATGAACTAGTTGCACCAGGTAAATATAAAGGACCTGATGGTCAAATTGTATCTGCACAACAGTTGCCGCCAGAAGTTCAGTCTATGACAAAGCCAGGCGCTATGCCAAATGCGCAGGGTGTTGTTCAGGGTAAAATTGAAAGACCAGGAACAACACCAGAAACTAAGCCTACTCCTGCGGCAACTACACCAGCGGTAGCTGAGGCACAACAACCAGAAACAAATTCTCAACAAAAAACATCAACAACGCAACCACAGCCAAAATCTCAAATACCAGCAGTAACTCCTACTGCTGCTCCTGTTATGAGTGCTATCAATTCTGAATCTAGAGATAAACAACAAGAAGAAAAAATTACAAAATTAACTTCTGAAAATGCAGTATTAAAGAGTCAACAAACCACTGCTATAAGAAGAGCAACTAAAGTTCCTCGAGCGAATCCAACTCCACCACCGCAGCAAAAGAAAGAAAAAAGAGAAGATACAACAGTTATCCAAATTAGAAATCTTGAACAATCTGTTGCAACTTATACGGCATCAATCTTTGACCACCCCGTAGTTCATCCTGGAATATACAAGATGTAAAAAAGGGGAGGTATTTCTACCTCCCCTGAAACGTCACTGGAACCGCCCCATTTTACTGGTGGGGTGCAAGGTGAACACCCACAAAGCGTACATTATTTCGGACGTTTACTTTTACTCAGAAGCCAACTTATTGAAGTAGGAAAGAGTATCGTCATCGCCGCTGCTATCAACGGTAAATGGGACATCTTCCTCAACCTCAAGAGTTTCTTCGACCGTCTTGGAACGAGGCTTAAAGTCAGAACCAACACCAAGAACCTTATTCAACTTGGTCTTGAGTTCTTCATAGCCCTTGAAATCGGCAGGATTCAAGAAACCCTTCAGCGAATGCGAAGACTTCCAAACCTTCTCGATATCATCATCATCGCCGTCGAATAGAGCACTTGGAGAATCGAACTCAGACTTATCGTAGTTACGATAGCCTTCAACGTTACGAATCTTCAACTTGAAGTTTGCGCCTTCCCAGAAGTTGAAAGGATTAATTGCCTTCTCATCTTCAAACTGAGGCTCAATCTTTTCCTTAATCTTATCAAAGATTTTCTTACCAAACTTGTATAGGAAAACTTTACCTTCGTTGGCTGAATTAGCAGCATCCTTGATTACAAGGACATTAGCGACGTAGTTCAGCTTGCGCTTCTGCTTACGGGCAACTTCCTTGCGCGACTCTTCACCACTATTCCAATGCTCAGTGTTCTTCTCACAAGCAGGGCACTTCTGTCCGATAGAAGTTGGACAATTTTCAATATACCAACCACCAGGACCCTGAAAACCATGATTGAAAAGCTGAACCCACGGCATTCCATCTTCACCATCAACATGCGGGGAGTCTAGGAAACGGATTACAGCGTAACCATTACCTGCCTTGTCGACTTCGGGAACCCAGAGGCGGTCATCAGCGCCAGGCTTGCCGCCAGAACCAAGATTTTCGATAGCCTTGGTGAGTTTGTCAAACGAGGACTTCTTCTTTAGAGAACTTAGATTCATTTTTATTTCCTTATTGCGTAGTATAAAAGTATTTACGGTTTATCCAAAATAACATAACGAGACTAGTATATATGAACTCTACTTGGTAGTCAAGTTTTTTTTCAAAATATTTTTGTAGTGGGTATCACTTAGTGGAGCATAGGCTACAAAAAATGGCTTATACTTCTTATATTTCTTATAAAAAGATTCCCAAATAAAGTCACCATCTAGTTTCTTATTCCAAGGTTCTATCAACTTAATAAAGTGGTCTAAGATGACCAAGGTATCGTAATTGATTTCACCTTGAAGAACAAGATTCAACAATTCGGGTGATTGATTGTCTTTACAAATAATCAACTCTCCGAAATTAGTTTCCGACAACTTACTGAGGTCTTCTGCTAAATTGTGCGACCTAGCCTGTTGCCACTTAATCCATTCCTTATAAGCATTCGCCGATTCATCGAGTAGAAGCGTATTACTCCAAACTGTATCTTTCTTAGTGAAAAGGACAGCATAAAAGAAAGGTAATTCTTCTTCTTTATACATCCTAGCGATTTTATGGAATAGATATTTGTCTTTCTTTTTTTCGAAGGCTTCTAATGAAACCTTCGTCTTTCCATTATATTTAAAGTAGTCGTAGTTTTCTGTAGTGAAGTGCAATCTTACTGAATTAAAAATCAGGAAGGCATCATATCCGTTCATATAGGTAGTCTTGAACTCCTGGGAAGATATCTTAGAGTCTGCGCTTCAACCTCAATTTTAGATTTTAAATTTTCATTTAAAAGAGTTGCTGCAAGTTCAACCTCAAGACCTGTTTCTTCACAGTGGTGCGTGATGGCTTCAATATAAGAAATTCTTAATTTTTCTGCTAAGGTTTCTATCTGGAGAGAAAAGTTATGCTTTTCTTCTTTTGTTGCCATCAATTTTATCTCTTTTGTTTTTAACTCAACGAATGGTTGCGTATCAAGAAGCATTGCCAAAGACATTATTTAATACCCTATTAACTTTTACAAATTTAGTCTTACGATGTAGCTGTGAAATATTCTCAGCTCCGACATAAGTGCATGCAGAACGAATACCGCCAAGAAGTTCCTTGATTGTATTGTCTAC